GTGCGAACAGTTATACGACAAGAGTTACGAGAAGCACTAAAAACAAACAAGCAGCCGATTAGAGATGTACAGAGCATTACACATGCTCCAGTGACTCAGAAACCAGTACCAAAAACTGGAAACTCTAGTTTAGATGGAATATTGGCTGAAACAGCTAATGCTATGAGAAATGGTCAGTCAGCTCCAATAGGAGATGATGGAGCATATCCAGACATGGCACCACAATTCACAGCTGATCAAGCTCAAGGATTTGGACATATGGCTAGCCAACAAACAGCTATGCCACCATCTGGAACAGATGCTTTTGTAAAAGATTACTCATCAATAATGAAATCAGCAGAAGCAATACACGATAAAAAATACAATAGATAATGGCGATTGAGATAAACAAACCAGCATTAGACTTTGAAAGAGACACAGCAATAGGATTAGCTATTCCTATTGGCTCATACGCTGGTTCTACGTTTACCTCAACCTATACGAGCCTAGATGCAGCAGTAGCTAACTCTAAAAACCTACTCCTCACTAACCACGGTGAAAGACCGATGCGTCCATTTTTTGGATGCAATCTTAGAGGGGTGTTATTTGATAATGCTACTGACGATTTTATTGAAGCTATGGAGGACCGAATTCGAGATAGCTTTAAAATACAACTTCCTTACATTAATATATCAAAGTTAAACGTAGGACGTTCCGAAACAAACCCAAACAAAGTAGGTATCCAGATGAGTATTAATTTAATAGGAAACGAGTTTGATACTAGACAAATAGATGTTACAGTAAACGCTGACTCACCAGAACAAACAACTTATTAATATGCCTCAAACTGATACATCAAAAAACATACAATACTTAGGAAGGGACTTTGATACAATCAAACAAGGTTTGGTTGAGTTTGTTAAAACCTATTACCCTACCACCTATAACGATTTTAATGAAGCATCACCTGGAATGATGTTCTTAGAATTAATGGCTTATGTGGGTGATACACTCAACTACTATATAGATTCGCAGTTTAAAGAATCGCAACTACTACAAGCAACAGAGCGTAGAAACATATTAGCAATAGCAGCTGCAATGGGATATAAGCCTATGGTTAGTGTTCCATCGAGTGTAGATTTGGATGTTTTTCAACTCATGCCATCAATAGGAACCGGCGTAAACGCTGCACCTGATACACGATACGCATTAAAGATCCAACCTGGAATGCAAGCACAAGCAGCTTTAACGAGTTTGATAGGAAACGATGTGGCAGGCTATAGCGAAGATCAGAGTGATGTTGTTGATTTTTACGTACAAGAAACTATCGACTTTTCAATTAACACAGCCGATGATCCAATAGATTATTCTGTCTACAGCATAGACGCTACTGGTAATCCAGAATATTATTTAGCAAAAAAATCAGTTAAAGCAGTCTCTGCTACAATAAAAGTGCAAGAGGTAGAAGTAGAAAGAACAAAGAAATTTTTTAAATTCAAAATACCATTCAACGATTTAAACAATCCAGATTATATTGGCATTGATTCTATAGTAGATGCAGACGGTAACACGTGGACAGAGGTACCTTATCTAGCTCAAGACACTATATTTGAGCAGATAACAAACACAGCATTAAACGATCCAGACGCTGCAGTATATAGTGATGAGATTCCTTACTTGTTAAAATTAAAAAAGACACCAAGACGATTCGTCTCACGCATATTAGATGACGGTATTGAGGTGCAGTTTGGTAGTGGAGTGAGCACTTCTGCAGATGAGGAGTTATTACCAACACCCGAAAACATTGGACTAAACTTACCAACTGGAAAGATTGATATAGATCAGTCAATCGATCCAAACTCTCCAGGCATAACAAAAGCTTACGGAACAGCACCATCTAACACCACTTTGACTGTAAGATACCTGTGTGGTGGTGGTACAAGAACAAATGTATCTAGCGACACAATAACAAACCTAACAGCTGTTGATACAAACACAAATGGTTTTCCAAACACCGGAACATTAAACGCTACTGTTATGAACTCTTTAGCGTGCAACAACCCTAACCCAGCTATTGGCGGGAGATCTCAAGAAACTTTAGAAGAAGTGCGTCAAAACGCAATAAAGCAATTGGCAACACAAAACAGAGCTGTAACTAGAGAGGATTATATGATTAGAGCACTGACTCTACCACCTAAGTTTGGAAGCGTAAGCAAGGTATTCATAACACCAGACGAAC